CTCCATGTCCCTTCATGCGAGTCTTAAGGATAGTCTCACCAATCATACGCATGATGTCTCTATCAAGGTCATCCATCATGATGTCCCAAGTACCGAAGGTAAGCGTAGTGAATGCGAAGTCACCGCGAGAACACGGAACAGTATTGAGCTTCAGTTCAAGGGACTGGAAGCCTTGTTCAAGTTCACGCCTGAGATCCCCCATAGCCATTGCACAGGATTCATCATACTCCATGTTGCATTGCTCGAAATATTTCTTAAAGGCATTATCGTAGGTCTTCTTAGCATACGGAAGAAGAACCTTATCGATTTCTGCAAGGGTGAATCCACCGAACTGCTGTGCAGTAGCCACAAGAGTAATGTCACCGATAACCTGAAGGGCACTAAGAACACTTGTAGGTTCAGTATACTTCACATTGGACATCTCAAAGCCACCCTTAAGGACATTGCCGATGTCAAAGAGACAACAATTGAATGAGTTAAAGATCATGTCTCGCAAGTCATGAATGTAGATGTCACCACGCTTCACAAGTTCCTTCTCTTTCTTAGAAAGGTAGAACTGCTTGAACAACTCCTTAGTGAGGTATCCCTTAATGAGAGAACCCTTAGTAGAGATAAGAGAGCTATCAAAGTTAGCATTTTCTCTGTCTCCTAAGAGAAGCACCGTATCGGCTTCACTCTTGACAGACTCAAAGGCTTTAGCGTAGGTGTTCTTGTAATCTCGATACTCCTGATAAGCCTTACCAACTTCAGGGAGGTATCTGTTGAGGGCATCAATGACATACCCATGGAGAGCTTCAGAAGTCACTTCAGTCTTCTTAAAGAGGATACCCTCAATGTACCCTTCGATTTGCCAAAGTCTCCATTCAGGATACTTAGCATTAGCTCTCTTGGTAGCCTTATCAATAGCTACCTTGATCTTGTCAAAGCACCAATCTTCACTGGTGCCATCTTTCTTAATAACGTTGATTTCCATAGTGTATTTAGTTATTTAATTAGTGTTGCTCTTATCCGTGAACTGTGCCTTAGCAAACTGCTTTATGGCAGTAACTTCCTCAGAAGTAAGCTCACTAGTGATATTGGCATAAATCTTCTTCGTTACGTTGTTGTCTTCTCTATACACGATGACATCAAAGGTAACCTTAGGAATGTAGGGTTTCGTTGTAAAGAATGCCTTACGGTTCTCATACTCACAGGCACCTACATTGCCATCCCAATAAACTTGTATATTCATTTACTTAGCCTGTTAGATAGGTTCAGTAGTCCTACGTTAATTACTGTGCGTAAGTCCTTTAGGACTACTGAAACACCCGAATTACTTGCTCTTCTCAATGCTAATGAGATAGTACAAAGCCTTTAGGGCATCCTTATAGGCTCGGATGTCCCCCTCAGTATGGTAAGACTCCTTGTTACGCTTCTCAATAGCTTCAAGAAGTTTATGCTTAGCCATCATAAAAACATTATCTTCCCATTTAGCGTCAATCATCTTTGTATTTCTCCATAATATTAATTAGAGCCTCACCATCAGACTTATCGAATTTAAATCCAAGGTATTCCACAGCACCACTCTTATCGAATGCACTGTTAATGAATCCCTTAGCAACTTCGATATCTACCTTATTGTTCTCATCGACGATACCTACCTGCTTCAGCATAGGCAGATACTTACCGATGAGGGTATCCGCCTGATGCAGAATCAAGAACGTACCCCCTCCAAGAAGCCACTTCATCGTGGAGGGAGCACTAGGCATCAGTCGAGTATCAACGAACTCAGGGAGTACCTGAGAGATCTTACTCAAACTGATTTTCATAAGGAATTATTATGCGCCCGTAGCAGGAGTATTCGTAGGAGCAACCCACGCGTTGTACTTAGCCATCGGAGTCGGGCAGATAGCGCTCATAGGAACAATCGTGTCCGTGATCTTACCAAGCGTACCCATCATGCCTGCAATGGTCTGATCAAGGCAACCGAACTTTGCCTGAGTCGTAAGAGCAAGCTCATTGACCTTACCAAGGACAATCTGCTCACGGAGTTCCTGCTTTTCACAGCAACACTTAAGCTCTGCCTGAAGTTTAGCAAGCTCAACACGGTTGTTAGCCGCTTCATCAGTAAGATATGCAAAGGCTTCATCACGGAGTCTACGGTTGTCTGCAAGAGACTGTGCGTAGACTTCCTTAGCGTTCTTGTCGGAATAATTCTCAGCCTTGAGCATACCGTTCTCAGCCTGAAACTACGTTCTGATTGCCTCCACCGAGGAGACCACCAAGGAGACCGTTACCTCCGTTATTGAGGAGACCAAGAGCCGTACCTGCGATACCGAGACCGAGACCAGAGCCCGCAACACCCTTAGAAGCAAATTCTGCCATAATTATATTCCTTTCTAGCATAAAGCTAGTGTTAATGGTTTAGTAGCTTAGGTTAAACTAGAATACTCTAAGGCTATAGCTACTGAAAAGCCTAGCATTCTGAGAGGTAATTTAGAGTGCCCTCTCGTGGCACTATAGGTAAGCTAAACGAGAACCTTATGGAATTCCCACTTTAGCCAGCCTGATGCTCGGAGTACCTGCAGTATCCTCACAGAACACTTTGGGTACCTCAGGCCACTCAACGTCTCTAGGGAAACCACTCTGAAGAGTGATATCCCTAAGAGCCTTTCTGTAGTTCTTAACGAGCTCAAGAGTCTCAGGATCAGTAGGATAGTCAGACATCATGTACCAGTCAGTTTCTGCGAGCCTTCTGTCTCGCTCCGCCCGTACCTGAGTTGCAACCTCTTCTTGCGGCATCGTAGGTGCATGCCCCGCTACGAAATACCGTCCGTCGTAGGCTCGTTCAACCTCACCAACCTCCGTATAGCCCATAGATTCGAAAAATTGGATGTTGTCGCCTACGGCGATAAGAACTTCGTTCGTTTCTTGGTCGTGAATTTTATAACGACAAATCATATTTATCACCTCATTGGATGGAAATAGACATTGCCTACGTTTGAAACGGTATATGTTTCTCCAGCCAGTACAGGAAGAATTCCTGTAGCCGTCCCAGGATATCTGTTTTGGAAGAACTCAAAAAGTTTTGTACCGCTGGCTTTGTGTATGACGTTACCGCCCGTATAGTCACCACTATTCATATTTTCGAGCCTCAGCCATCCGTCTTCAACCGGAGTGAAATCCCCTTTTGCAATTTGAACACAAGACGAATAATTCGGCAAGGCGCTTTTTACTTCTATAGTTACGTTACCTACGTTATTGGGCTTTTGACCGTTAACGCTTTTTACAGTCGTTCCAAGATTGGCCTGAACTTGGGCAATGGTCGTCAAAACATCGGCCATATCAACAGAGCCTACATTAGTAGCTACACCGTAGGCTACTACACACATTATCCATTCGTGTGCTTCGGGTTGAACGGTACTGGAGCGAGCGTAGATGGCGTTTGAACGACTAGCGTCGATATTAATTTGGGGAGTAACCTGCTGATAAGGAGCAAACTTAGGAGTCCTAAAGTTCGTACTACCATCACCATCGCTATAGAACGGGCAGAACCCATTGTCTCTCGTAGCAATCTCTTGCCATTCAGCTTCAGTCTTCACCCACCCTTGAGTCGTAATGTAATCAAAGAAGTCTTTATACAAAGCTCTAGAATACGTAGCTCCATTACAAATAATAGAGTCTGCAGGCACTGTTCCGTAGGGGTGAAGATAGTGGAAACCTAATGGTCTTACAGTACCGAGTTTCCTTAGCTTTTCAGCTAATTGATTAAGAAAAGTTTGATCGTCCATTTAGTAATCCTTTAGTAACCGCAGGCATACCACAAGGCAGCAGTAGCTTCAGCACAGCCGGTTCTAGTTGAGAAACTAGAGAGGCTCTTTTCTTGGACATGGAAATTGTTAAATTGCTGATCAGCAGACCCACCAGTGTAACTTTGAACCACGACAACGTAATTACTTGAAGAAAAAGGGGTACGTAGTTTAATGGTTCCACTCGTGGCCCCAGGGGCCGATTGTGTAATACCACTCTGCTCAATCCATCCATCAGACCACTTACGATACCAAGAGGTACCATCAGAACTCTTACCAGTCTCCTTAACATACCTTCTACTCTCCAATTGACCCAACTGAGCCTGAATGGTAGCTAAGGCTAACTTGATCTCATCAAGCGTGGGGTCTCCTGCGTGGACAGAATTAGCACCATTCAAAGCCTTATCACAGGCATCCAAGATAGCCTGCTTCTTGGCATACGTAGGAGACAGAGTGTCACCAATACCGTCAACCTTAGAGGACACATTAGAGATGCTCTCACGGATAGCCGTAAGGTCTACCTGAAGTGTAGCATCATTAGCCTTAGCATCCAAGGCATCCTGAAGGTTAGTCACATCGGCAATAGCGTGAGTATGAGACGCAGGAGCCCTCTTAGCAAGCTCAGTGTTCATCACAGCAGTCGTAGCATACGGAGCCAAAGTAGTGCTCAGGTCAGTGATACTAGCGCTGGTATGCGTATGCGAGGCATTAGCCTTACCTGCAAGACCCGTCTGAAGCTCGGTCTTAGTAGCAAGACCACTAAGATCTTGCTCAGGAGGAGTACCCGTGATCTCACTATACGCAATGCTGTCCTTAGACGCAAGGGCACCAAGCGTAGGCTTGTTCTTGATGAATGCCTTAGACTTAGGATCAGTAGCTTCCCAGTCAGCATTTAGCTGTCCAGAAGCCGAAGCTTCAGCATACTCCTTAGCAAGATCGGCTTGCTTCTTAGCCTCAACTTCAGAAGCCTTAGCGTTAGCCTCAGAGGTACCAGCCGCAGTCTTAGAGAGAGCCGCATTGTCCTCAGAGAGCTTAGCCGCCTTAGCGCTGTTACTCGCGTTAGTAGCCTGAGTCGTAGCAGTACCTGCAGAGGCGCTAGCATTCTTAGCACTGGCACTAGCCGCAGTAGCAGACTGGGAAGCACCAGTAGCGCTATCCTCAGCCTCAGTAGCCTTAGTCGTAGCTAACGTAGCCTGTTGAGTAGCAAGGCTAACCTGCTTTCCCCCTTCACTAGTGATTTTACTAATTTCAGTGGTTGCGGTATCAGTGATTGATTTTACTTGCTTGGCACCTTCAGTCTTAACTTCTGCAAGGGTAGTGTTACTTGCATCAGCATTGTCCTTAGCCTTATTAGCATAGTGCTTTGCAGAATACTCAGAGCCATCCACAGTACCAGTAGTCTTGGTAGCCCAATCCTTAGCCAAGGCGGCACTATCAGAAGCACTCGCTTCAGAAGCCTTAGCGTTAGTTTCAGACTCCTTAGCGTTCCCCTCAGAGACCTTAGCGTTCCTCTCAGACACTTTAGCTTCATCAGCCTTTTGAGTAGCAATTACAGCATTATCATAAGCATTACTCTCAGAGGTTTCAATGTTGGTTTGTAGCTGTCGAGCCTCTTCAAGGATTGCTTGGTTCTCTGTCTTGACAGTGTCAGCATGCTTAGCCGCAGATACTGCAGTACCCGCAGAAGCCTTAGTGGTTACCTCAGACTCCTTAGCATTAACTTCAGAAGCCTTAGCGTTCGTCTCAGAGACCTTAGCGGCATCCCTAGCGGCTTCAGCCTCTAGCTTAGCCTGATAGGCACCCATAGCATCAGCCTTATAGACACCATAGGTCACAGCATCAGAATCAGCTTCAGGATTACCTACATTGACAATGCGGTTACCCTTAGCATCCCAGTTACCTTCCTTGTCTTTAATGAGAGCATCATTAATGATGTCTCTAGCTTCTTCAGCGATATGAATGGTCTGCACTGAAGACACATCAAGGTCAGTAGCCTTAAGGACTGAAGCATCCTTAAAGGACACCACACGGTCAGTAGCTGACGTATAGCGTCTGATGGTTAACACCTCTCCTTCCTGAGGAGGAACTTTAAGTCTGACTTTGGTTTTATCTAGAAAGTAGTAGTCCTTTGAGGTGTCCCCATAGTCACCACCTTTTAAGATGGTGACACCAAGGGACACTCTTACGAACTTCTTTGCTAGATAATCAAAGGGGACAGTGAAGTCAGTAGTAGCACCGTCACCTGTATAAAAAGCAATAGTAGAAGCCATTAATAATCTTCGTTCATTAAGTTGTAAACACCCCATTTTAAGAAGGGAACATTAGATAAACTTCTAACAGACTTAGAAAATCTAGTTCTAGCCTGCTCAGCCTGTTTCTCTGTGTAGTCATCACTAATACTAGACATGACCACATCCTTCCCATAGCCGCCAATGTTAGCTAAGGAAGCAACCGTAGAGTATGCAGGGAACATAGCTCTAAGATACTTGTCAGCATCAAAACCCTGATAGGTCTCTGCCTTGTTAGCAAAGTAATCGATATCAGCAGTAGTCTTAACGCTAGGATTGTAACCTGCAGTAGAAGCTACGAGAGCAGGGAATGCCAAGACAGAAGATCTCATGACACCGTTGATACCAACCTGAAAGAGAGTGTCCATAGTGACACCTTCATTCTTGTCATAAGCAATGGTCTGCTTAAGGTACTCTTCTCTCTGTTCTTCAGTCATGCCTGCCATACCAATACAGGTATTAGCCATAGCACCTACAGTACCAAGAGCAGTAGACAAGAAGATGCTGTAAGCCTGACCCAAGGCATCACCTTCAGCGGCTCTATTCATCATCTTTCTAATTCTCTTGTCATAGGATCTAATAGCAAAGGTCTTGAACTGCAGTAGCATCTGCATGAAAGGATTTCTCTTAGAACCCTCCCAAAGGAAAGTATCACCGATGGTGTTCTTCTGGATCACTTCATGAGCAACATAGTCACCCAGTCTTCTGAGAGTAGCAAGACCCATAACGTCACCTGACATGAGGTACTGTAAGTTAGTAATGGAGATAGCACCATTCTTATCAACAGTAGTGCTTTCTCTAAGGAGCTTAAGCATCTTATCGAAGTTCTCAACAGAGACCCCGTTTCTAGCTAAGGTCTCCTTAGTAAGGAACCCCTTAGGTCTAAGAGACTTGTTATGGGCATACTGGATGAGTTCACCTAAGAACATACCCTGTGAACCCTCTACAATTGAGTTCTCAGTAGACTGTATGAACTTAGTAAATGGAGATGCCTGTGCTAAAGACTCACTAGCGGCAACCAACATAGCCTTAGCCTTGTTGCCTTGGAACCTATGGAGCTGTCTTTCATAGGACTCCTGAGAAATGTCTCTGAAGACACCCGCATTCTTAACAGACAAACCAAAGATAAGCGACTGAGCATGACGCACATCAGCATTAGACATGCCGTTCTTAGTCCAGTTATCAAAGAGTTCTCTGACAAGAGGAGTGTTCCTAAGAATCTGCACAGCACCATAGTGCTTTACAGCTTCACTCTGTTCAAAGATGTTAGCTACACCCATAAGGGCATTCTTAGAAAGGAACGTAAGGTTTCTCACAACATCAGCTACAGCACCAAGCCATGAAGTATTAATGTCAGCTCTACTACCGTACTTACCATAGATCATATCTGCAGTAAGATTAAATGCGCTCTGGATCTGTTCCTTCTTGAGACCCTTGCCAACAGACTTGTTCATCTCATCAACAGCAAGCTGATTAAGGTGTTCTCTAAAGGCCTGCTCTGAGTCAAATCCAAGACCCTGTACAATGCTATCGCCAGTCTTCTTATTGACATAGGTTCTGATAGCTTCAATAGGATTAGCTCTAAAGTCATCAATACCAATGCCACTAGCTCCTCTCTGAGTGGTATCCCAAGGGATTCTAGTAACATTAGGATCATACTTGGCATTACCAGTACCATAGAGATTAAGAGTGCTAGGATTAGACTGATTCTGGTCTACCCAACCATAAGCATCACTACGAGCATTCTCTCTAACCCACTGATTGATCTCAGCCTGTGAGGGCTTCTCAGGGAGAGGTAAGGGAGCCTTATCATACTTGTAGTTACGAATGGCCGTAGCTTCTTCCTTAGCACCCTTCTTCTGGATGTCACTGACTTCCTTCTTGAGCTTGTCTGTGGACTCCTTAGCTCTAGCTTTGGTCTCCTCAATCTGCTTCTTGTAGCTTTCCTTCTTCTTAGCAACCCTATCTGAAGCCTCTTGCTTTCTGAGCTTTTCCTTCTCAGTGAGTTCAGCAATAGCCTTGTCTTTCTTAGCTTCAGCTTTCTCAAGGTCTTCGTAGGTCTTAGCCTTAGCTACGTTCTTCTTGTAAGCTTCGTTAATTTCATCAAGCTTTGCATTAACCTTCTTGTCAATCTCTGAATGAGCTTTCTTAAGTTCATCAGGAAGGCCATCAATCTTAGCTTGAATTTCAGATACTCGATTCTTAGCATTGTCCTCAATGTTCCTAATTCTATTAAACCTGTCTGAGGATTTCCTAGAGACTTCCTTACGGATAGTCTTTACCTCATTGACAGCCTCAGGTACAGCCTTCTTTTGGTGCTCTTTAATCTCTTTCTTATTAGCTTCGAGCTTAGGCTTGTAAACCTTGTCATAGTAGTATTGGTCAATCCTAGCTTTAACTGCAGGATTGGTTTCGTAGCCCTTAATAAGAGACTCAGCAATCTGATCGGTAAGAGTGTTAACTACATCACCTCTCTGACCCTTAGTACCCTGTATAGCTTCAATTCTATCAGACACCTTAATGGGGTCTGCAACTCTCGGGAAGAAGTCCTGTACACCACCTTCGGTAGTATAAGGAGCAATCATATCAAGACATTCTTTCTTGAAGGCTTCAAACTCAGCATTACCGTCAAGCTTAGTCTTAGCTCCACCAATAGATCTGTAGAAGCAATCCATGACATCAACATCAGAGTAGCCTTCCTTACGGAGGTTACCCACATGTTCCCTAGCCTGAACCTCAAAGTTAGTGAGCTTGATCTCTGCATCCCTAAGCTTTTCCTGAGCAGTAATACCATCAAAGGTAGTAGCTACGTAATGGCCTTCAGCATCCTTAGTACCAGAGCCTCTATCAATGAAGATCTTCCTAAAGAGATCTACGGATTCTGAGTTCTGCAGTCTCTTTACGACACCCATAACAGAACCTACAGGAAGCCTTGCTTCAAGGTTCTCTCTAAAGGTGTTAATGGTCTTAGCCGCTTCAGTAGAACCCCCAATGCCATTAAAGACTTCTGAAGGTAATTCTTTACCACCAAGCTCATAGTCTCTGATGATGTTGGCACGTCTAGCACTATCACCTACATAAGTACCTGCCTTACCCATACCCTTAAAGGCAAACTCAATACCTGCACCAAACATACCACCAACAATCATGTCTTCAATAAGGTCATGCTCGGCACCTGAGGTATAGGTTTCAAGTTGGTTAGACATGGCACCCAATACAGCACCTGTAGCGACCCTGCCTGCCATACCATATGCACCCACTACAGGTACATAAGACAAAGGATCAGAGACACCACTGCCCAATGAAGATATAAAGGATGAGAACATGTCAGCCTGAGCTTCAGCCATCTTGTACTCAAGGTACTCGTTATTGACCTTGACACGTCTCTTAACGTCATCCATACTGCCTGCACCATTGAGTACAGCTTGGTATCTATCGGAGTCATATCCGACCATCTGAAGGATCTCAGCCCTCTGATTAGCATCAGGCTTAAACTGCTCACCAAAGTAGTCCTGAGAGGCTCTACCCATGTTGATGCTATTGATAAACCAGTTATGAGTCAAGCCAGAGGAGAAGCCGACATCAGGGGCTTCCGTTTGATCCGTAGCAGGATCATAGACATCAGACAGGCTAGCCCAACGCTTGCTACGAAAACCCTGACCCAAGAGGGTACTCCTAGAGGTATTCGTTAGAAGCTGACTCTTGACTACATCTCTGTACTGATCGTTAGTGAGATCTTTAACATCAAAAACTTCAAGAGAACTCTGAACACCTTGATCGTTGGGTTCCTCAGGTTTCTTTACTTCTACTAGTGAACTAGCTTCTGCCTCAGCTATCTGTTCAGGTGTCTTCTGAGGAGGAGCTTTCTTAGCAAACTTATTGTCATCACCTAGATTGCTAATGTAGTTGTAAGTCTCCTTAGGGAGATCCTCATAGCGACCTTCCATGTACGCAATTCTAGCTTTAGTACCACCATTGTACATAGCAAGTGCGCCATTGTAGTCACCCTTAGTCATCACCAAGTTATCCTTCATGATCCTAGCAGAAAGATCAAGGTTCACTGAAGGATCTGTAAGAGTATTTGGGTCAATACCATAACGTTTTGCAGTCTTAGGGTTGATCTGCCCAAGACCTACACAATTAGCCTTGGATACTGCATCAGGTCTGAAGCTAGATTCCTGAAAAATCTGTCTACGAAATCTATCAGGATCTAGCCCATACTTAGTAGCAGACTGCAAAATAAGATCATCAAACTGTGAAGTGAGGTTGTTATTATCTGCCACTTTTATTCCTTACATATCGTTATATTGTGTGTCACCACCAAAGGTAAGACCTTGGTACTTCTCCTGAAGCATTTCCTGTCTTTCAACCCTATTGTAGATTTCATCACCAATGCTTTCAACAAGGTTTGAAGCTTCAGCTTGATTCATTGAGAAGATAGAGTTACCCGCACGGTCAGCTACAGTAAGCACGTTACTAGAGTTGTCAAAACTCAATGTAACATTCTTATCGACATCCTCAAGGTATTTACTCGGAATCTCCTTCTTGATTCTAGCAATAAGTTCTTTATCAGGTACTGTGAGCCCGCTCCACCCAGTAAAGAATGAAGACGGAACTGAAGTGCCCATAAGGTTCTTAAAGGACTTATTGTACTCAGCCTCTGCCAAAGCTACAGCATTCTCAGCAGTCTCACCCATACTTCTAAAAGCAAACGTTAAGGTAGTCACAAAAGTCTTACCATTGTAGTCAATATCCTTAGAGTCACCTAACATAGGATCTTGAATAGCCTTAATAGCCTTATTTCTGATCTTGGTGATTTCCTTAGTATTACCTTCATCCTTAAGCTTTTGAATTTCAGCCTTACCTCTAATGATGTCCTCAATAGTTCTGCCTGAACTCAACATAATAGTCAAGGCTCTAGCATCTTCTAAGTTCTTATCTGCACTAGAGCCAATAATGCTACTGAAGTTAGAGGGGTCTGCTTTATACACTTCAATCAGGGTATTTACAGAATCCTTAATTTCCTTAGGGAAAGCCTTACTGGTCATAAACTCCTTAGTGGAGTTATTGAGCCAGTTAAGGGCATCGTTAGCCTGATTAGTGAAGTATTTTCTAGCAGGATTATCATTAAAGGGAAGATGATGATTCTTAGCAATGGCTAACTGATCCTTAAAGGTGAGAGCACCAGTATCCACAAGGTACTGATAGGCTGTATCAATATCCTTATTAGTGATACCCACAACATCCTTAGAAACTACAGGTTCACCTCTAGCAACTGCCTGTACAAAAGCTCTAGAAGCTGAAGTCTTCAAAAGCTCATCCTGTTGTTTCTTAAGTGCTATTGCGTTCTTCTTAGCATTAGCTATCTGAACCTTTACAGCCGAATCATAAGCCTTTTCGATGTCCTCGACTTCATCAGTAAGAAGGCCACCTGACTCTTCAAACTTAGAGTTTCTAAGAGCAAGTAGTTCTGCCGCCTTACCATTGTTGGCCATAACGTTAAGGCCATTCTGGAAATCCAACTTAGCCTGAGCATCAGAAGCATACCTGAAATTAGCATTCTTAATGACAAGATTTTTATAACCTTCTTCACCTAAGACCTGACCAAAAGTAACCCCATCAAGACCGGGGATTTCCCTATCCTTAAGGTCTCTAATAGTCTGACTTGCATTAGGATTAGCAGAAAGAATCTCCAAGGTAGAAGACACCTTCTTAAGGGTATCATCAGGCTTCTCGTGAGCACCTGTGGTGAGTGTCTGTTCTGCAAGCTTACCAACAAGAAGGTCTGCAGAGACATTCTTACTAGAACTCAAAGCGCTAAGTTCAGCGGCACTAGAGATCAAGTCCTGACTTCTCTGATAGGAATCCTCAACAGTCTTCTGTCTCAGCATCATCTTAACACGCTGATTAGGAGAATCTGAGTAAATACCCTTATTGAAGAAGTAGTCATTATCAGCATAACCAAAGGCTTTAGATGCACCTGCAGATTGTTCCTTCATGTACCTGAAGAACTCTGCATCAACCTGTTCAGGGGCCATACCCTTGAACTCATTGGCATCTACACGAGCCTGAAAGTCCTGAGCAATATTACTGAAGAGAATCTTACCATGCTTCTGCTTAAGGGCGCTCATAGCAAGAGGGTCATCTTGGAATGGGACTTTACCCTCAGCCATCTGTTGCTTGTACTCTTCAAGAGAGTGGGACTGAAGGTATTCATCAGCTACATTCTCAGCTAATTCCTTACGTGCCTCATAGACACCCTGAATACCCTTAAAGGCCGCCCCAACAGCACCAAACCAGTCATCAGCTTCTTCAATAGTCTTCTGAGGTTTGATCGTAGGAGCAGTAGCTTTGGATTCCCCTAGCTTTGTCATAGCAGAGCTAAAGTATCTCCACTGACCCCACTGATTTGCAATAGAAGTATTCCCGTCTGAATTTTTATAAGCCATTAGTAATAGTATCCTCTACGTCGTTGAGTAGCTTGCTGAAATGCGTGGCCATAGTTTGCAACTTGATTGTAGAACTTTAGGTACTTGTCATAGGAATCCCAGTTAGCAATGACTCTATCCATGAAGCCTGTATTAGATGCTGTAGAAGACGCTGCATTAATAGCGGTTGTACCTGTAGAAGCATTAGAGGTAAGAGCGGCAACACCACCTGCACCTCCTGCAACTTCAAGTGCAGAGACACCACCTGCGACATTAGCGCCAGTAACCGTAGGAGCGGCACTACTGATAGCATCAACACCTGCATTAGCCGCTAGCATGCCGCCCGTTTGACCACCTGCAGTGCCTCCAATAGCACCACCGACAGCGCTAGCCGCACCTGCCGTAGCGGCACCTATAGTGGCACCCATAGCAACACCATTAACAAACTGGCCGAATGCCTGTGTGCCATGAATATAGGATGCACTAAGCTGATCCTTAGCCTGTTCAACGTCAGACTTAGTGGAGATGTACAGAGCTTCTTTCTGTCCCCTGATGTTCCACACATCATTGAGATAAGCTTCCTTATAGGAAGTCTTCTGCCTAGTCGTCTGACCCCTAGCAGTCTGCATGATCTTTTCTGAAGATCTACCTTCGGTACCAGTCTCAGCTAGTGCGGCTTCAAGCTGTGAGTTATTCTGATATGAACTAAGGGACATCGTAAACAAGTCCACAAGGGCTGAGTCATATCTAGATCTCTCTTTTCTATCAAGAGCCGCTTGATTATAGTTGTAATTCCTCTGCAGATACTCCATCTGCTTTAGGAAGGCTTTAGTCTTTTGCTTATTCTGTTTGAAGATACTATTAATTGATGAGCCGCCACCGATGACACCACCAATAATAGCACCCGCAACAATCACGCTACTCATTCTTTAGTAATTCCTCTCTATTAGTTGTTAAGAGAATCCACTCATCAGTAAACTCTTTCTCAGCTTCCTTAACATCCTTAGAGTCAGTCCTAAAACACATCGTGATGTAAGTATCAGTAATAGCTCTGAATGCCTGTCTACGTCCTGCCTCAGCCTTAATAACGTGGTACCCCTCAAGTCTCCCAACGGTATTGCCCAAGGTAACATAGCAATCACCGCTAACAATAACAGTAGTAGGGATCTTAACTAAAGCTCCAATAATAGCAACACCTTTAGGAACAAAACAAGTCCTATAGTAAACACCCTCATGAATGAAATGTTCAAGAGGAATATCTACTTCATCACAATGTTCAATGGCATACTTAGCCATTTCACAAAGGATGTTGTTCTGTTCTGGAGTGAGGGGTAGTAACGTCATACTGCTGAGTTCCTTCTAATGTAAAGTCCTTCCCAACCACCTGAAATAATGTTAAGTGGTTGAGGAGCATTCGAGGATACACTAATGGCAACCTCATTATTATCGTCTTGTACAGGGAACTTAAACTTGCCCGTGTACAAGTTATTAGCACCAAGCTTAGTTCTGGATTCACCTAGGTTTCTACCTGTGAATGTATACTTGAAATGCTTGTTCTTGATTTCGTTGTTAACATGACAATCAAAGACACCAGACTTAGAGTAGTTAAACCAGTAATACCTAAGCTGTAGTCTTCCTTCGTCTTCTGAAACAACACCACCATTAGCTGTGGATTTCTTAATGTTCTGCTTAGACAAGACAGTATAGAAGTAATAGGAAAGGCCTATGAAGACACTCTGACCCCTATGGTCACCATAGAGCCTGAGCTTACCTTCAGCTTCATCCCAATCATCAAACTCCCATACAGAGCCATCCTTAGCAACTACATAGTACGAATACTCACCAGTATTCTTGGAAACATATCCATAGACATCCTTAAGTGAGAACTCAGTGTAATCCTCAAAGTCGCTGTACTTAGCGTCCTCAGGGATCTTGTATTCAACCTTTCTATCCATGAAGAGTCTTACAGGCTCCTCAGGGAAGTCAAGGGTGTTGCCAGTCAGCTGTGCCTTATCAAGGAACAGTCCATTAGGAGAGTTAATAAGGAAGTAAATAGTTGAGCCTACAAACTCTGCTAGGACTACCTCAGTACCCTTGTACCCAAAGACCCACTTAAACCAAGACTGCTGTTCACTTACACCATTCTGCAAGATAAACTTATAACAGAACACAGTGTTAGGATTGTTAGTATTCACCAATGTAACAACATTCTCAGTTGTATTCCCTGACAATCTAGTGACACCCCTAGGGATGTACGTAGGAATATGTGCAGAGACATCCTCAGCATCCTTAAGGTCAGCTACGTCCTGCAATGAATAGTATCTCATGAGAGAGCTATAGTTAACTCTATCATTGACAAAGAAGATGCTCGGCCCGACACTGATAGGCTGAACCTCAGGATTGTAGTCAAAGTTAGTGATTTGGTCACACTTAACACTCTTAGGAGTCATGGCACCATCACTAGACAAGACAAACTGTCCTTCTCTAGAGAACAACATAAGCTCTCTAGCAAAGGGGACTGCATGTGTAAGCATAGCTACTTTGTTAGAAGACACTGAAACGTCAATAGGATCAGTATCAGCAATAGCGGCTGAAGACTTAAACCAGAAATTAAAGAAGTCGTTAGTTGAGCTAAGAATGATAGACTCATCCGCAATTACGCCTAGTCTGCTTCTATAAAAGAAAATATCATTAATACGCCGACCAATAAAAGACGGATCAGGATTAGTGTCTTCATTACCAGAACCTCGGTCTACCCAAGGCAACTTCTTAAGTTTAAAGCTACCGTCAGACTCTCTGACAATAGCATGAGGCATGTTCTTAGGTTCAATCTTATAGGGAGTTCTGGGTGCAATAGTTTCCTTCCAAACCTTATGAAGGTCATCCCACTTAACGTAGAAGTCATCATCCCCTGAACTCTTTTCACCAGAGATCTGCATAATGTAACCTTCAGGGGCAAGCGGAGGGAGCTTATTCACAGCAGTAACCTTACCCATGTAGGCAATGGCATTCTGATTACCAAAGCCATCCTTAACGAGTACCTTAGGCGGTGTCCATCCAAATTTAGCTTGAATGGTAATAATGGAGTCACCAACAAGACCAATCTTATAATTGCTAACACTAGCAGTTGACCTAGAATGCCCCATAGAACCTCTACCGCCCAACTGATCTAGGAGCTCGTCATAAGTTCCTCCTACGTCAGGGTTATTACCATCAGGCTTCTTACCTGTAGACATTAGCGAATAAAGAGCTCTTGCAATGAATGCCGTTGTAGTCTGAACTCCATGTTTAGCTTCGCCACCGTCAGGAGTAATCACACCACAAATATACTCCCCTTCAATATAGATAGCGTAGGTCTTAGAATACTGTGCATTCTTAATGTACACAAGAGCAGTGTCTGATTCACCCGCAGAGGAAGCTCCACTTACAGCATCCACAACCTTCTCGGTATTCAATACAAAGGTATAGTCAGCTACAGTAACAGCCTTAAGGGATTCCTTCGGGTTGTCTGCAATGATGTACTGTCTATCCTCCTCAGTTTCAAAAGAGCAAGATCTAGCGTTACCGTTAAGGTCAAACACTTGAAACTCACCACTGCCTAACTGAAGGATGTACTGCTCTGTTTCATCTCTATTGATAATGTGATACTTCTTCTTACTAATATCTACTTTGTCCGAGATACGCTTAACGTGGATCGTAGGGGGTCTCTTTTGGAGACCCTCAACCTCATTAGGGAAACCATTGATAAGCTCAGTAACCTGATCGGGAAATCTGATAATGTCAGGCTGTTGAGAGACACCACCCTTGAATGAGGGCACACTTTGAGAAACCAAAGGCATACCTTAGCTCCTCTGAATCTGTTGAGAGATAAACGAGTCACCGCTATAGATATTGTACTCGCCAGACATAAGATCATAGTCTACAATGTCTGCATAAGCAGTAGCTTCTTCATACTGAAGTGAAGCATCAATATCTGCACTAGTCAGGTACTTTACCTGAAAGGTTCTTGCGGCTTTCACCGTAATGTACTTACGAAAGACAACGGGAAGCTCTTCGAATGGAAGCTTCTTAACAAGTTCTGTAACAGTAAGACCTTCAGGGAACTCATTGGTATCCGTCTCAAGGTCGAAAAAATAGCCCGATCTGTTAACTAGCTTGTAGCCTGAAGAAAACACCCTGATATAATCATGGGCAAAAGGCACAAGCCCAGTATCAGCATCGGGCTTAAGATAAACGTTATTAAGAGTATTGAAGCGATAACCCCTAGATTGAACTTCGGTGCTCACTGCACTAAGGATGCGTTTAGCATTCAATACATCCACATTAAGGTCGTCCTCAAGTGAGTTTACAGGACTTGAGCCTACGGACGACAGGATCTCATTAACAGCATCAAGTTCATTACTAGGTGTAATAATCATTACTCTTCCTTATTGTTATTGGTTTTAGGCTTTCTAGCAGGTCTTCTAGTGGGTGTAGCCTTCTCATTAGCTTTAGGTTCTTCAATAGGGAGACCAAGAGCCTTGGCCTCCTCAATAGAGATAGTGCTACCCCACTTGCTTAACTGACAGAAAAACGTATTGCTATAAGCCTCGTGGATTCTGTCAAGAGTCATTATTAGACCTGAGCAGTCTGAACAAAGACACCAACGGCTTCAGGACGAAGACCACCGTGACCCCAAACTAACTTTCGTTAGCTAGACTATCGCTTACCCCTTAGGGTTCTTTTCATTTAGTCGTTGCTTGTGCCAATAAAGGATCATCTCAGCATCATGTCTTTTAAGCCTAAGATGCGGGATGATTGCCTTTAATACTTTAGTAGCAGTTCCGTAGAACGATGCTCCAAAGTTTAATCGAAACTCTTTAATGTTTTCTTTTGTTGTATTGTAGATCTTACCACCATAGGTATTTTGAATTAGCTCTACAGAACATACATCAGATTTTTGTACATGGATCTTAAGCCAGTGTTCTCTATCGGAACACCTTAGATATCCATCACCATCAATGTATCCTGCTAACCATGCAGGACTAGCATTCTTTTTGTATCTAGTTGGGCCTGTATCAGCCCTAGATTCTTTAGCAAACTTTCTAAGTTCATCAACCTGATCTTGAGTCAGGTCTACTCCAGACAGCTCTCTACGCTTTTCGAGCATTCTCTGAAAGTGCTTACCTTTTATTACCATGTGCTTAATGATATGAGGCAAGAACTTTTCCAAGTCATTCTTACCTGCAACTTTCCAATACTTTTGATTCTTGTCTTTTACATCAGTGATACTACCTACATCGTAGGCATCTCTAAGATCTTGAAGAAGCTTAAAGCCTCTACCTCGATTATCAATCTGAGTAATACCAAACTGAAGACCTATACGAAAGAATCCGTCTACAGTTTTGTTAAAGTGGAAAGCAAGGGTTCCGTCAGCGTCTACGAAACCTGCAACATATTTATTTAGAGTTTCATTATAGTTACTCATCTTTGTATACACCTATACTGTTTTATGAGTTATTTGGCTTCAATCGGGTTGTCTATAAAGAGTTTCCCGTTATTTAGAAAAGATTACGCGACAGGTTAGTTTATCGCGTACTTGGCAATGATCTGGTCAGCCTGATATTCGGCACGGCGGGCACGTTCCATAGCAAGATCCTTCAGCTTAACCGTACCAACAGCGGAACGATGGAAGACAATACCCTGAAGATTAGCGGTAGTAAGCTTCTCATTGAGCGTATGCTTACCATCAACACCTTCATTGAGGAGGTGCGGGACTTCAATCACTTCGAAACCGCAAATCGTCTGAAGCTTGCCAGAGTTCGGGTCGAAGAGAGCCTGATAGTTGGCTGAGTCAGGCATAAGAGCCTTAATAAGAGCAGAGTAGCCTTCAGGAGTCAGGAGGCAATAGCGGTCTCCCATCGGAACATAGTTCTTCGTAAAGGCGGCACGAGCGGCAAGGAGGCCCTCAATGATCTTGTTACCATAATCAGCGGACTGAGAAAGGTCAAGACCCGTAGCAAACTCGAAAGCCTTGCCAGTACCCTGAACTTTTTCGGCACCAGTGCCATTATCAGGAATATTTTCCTCGACAGTGGCGCCCTTAGCGGCCATGTTGGCAAGTTCATTGATAATAGCACAGTCAGCAGACTGAGCAAGGGCTTCGCCAAGCTGACGTGAGTATTCAACTCGAACGTCATAATGATTCATAGCATCATCAATATCGGTGATGAGACAGTCAGCGGTAAGAAGACCATCGATAGAGATGACCTTTTCAGCGTGTTCAAACTTCTTACGCTGATCATCAAGAGAGTTGCCGGGTGCAAGATACTTAGCACGGGTACGACCCATAACAGCGAACGAAGCAGACTTACCATGGTCAATCGTTCGAACCTGATGACGAGACATCATCACCGTATTACGGGCAAAGGCAGTCAGGACTTCACCTGAAAAGACCTTCATAAAGAGAGTATCACGCTCACCTGCAGAGAGCTTCTGACCAGGATTAGAGATACCAGTAGCGGCAAGAGCGGCCATTGTTTATAGTTTCCTATTAAAAATTAAAAAAGATTTGTTGTATTAGAGTTTAAAAATTAGTTGCCCACATCTGCTGTTCAACCATACGGGTATACCCTGCATCACGACCATAACGAGGATCAGACATAGCCTTAATCACGTCAGCCTTGCTAGTGTAACCCTTAGGTGAACCCTTAGGAGCTGATGCACCACCATGAATAGACTTCTTGGCGGTACCCATCTTGGCAACCATCTTAGCCTTCATACCTTCAAGCATAAGAGTGATTGCATTGATGTTGTTGTTATCGATTGCTCGATTAAAGGCGTCAATAGACTTCTCATTGAGATTCTGAGAAGCCCAATTGACAATGCTACGGTATTCCTTTTCACCACCAACAGACTCATAAATAGCCTTGGTGAAACGTTCCTCCATAGCAACACGACCTTCAATAAAGGCTTCAATAACTTCAGGCGGATAGCCTGCCTTATTGAGAGCTTCAATAGTCTCTTCGGAAAGAGAACCACTGGTCTCATATTCCTTGACTGCACTATTGAAGTCGACACCCTTACTCTTAAGGTCTTCCTTAATCGAAGAAACTGCCTTACTGTGCTTGTCTACTTCTTCCTGAAGGTCTTTCTCACCCTCTTCCTTATTACCACCTGCAGTAGACTCTTCACCTTCTTCAGCATTTTCTTCGGTATTAGTGGAAGGCTCTTCCCCCTCAGTTTCGACAGGGGGAACACCTTCATTGTCATCATACTGAATCTGGTCAGTGCTAGATTCCATGATTTCAATGCCATTAGCCTCAGCTTCCTGCTGAAGAGACGGCGTATCATAAACTTGAGAATTGTCTTCCATTATTTATTATTCCATTTGTGATTTAGCTTCCTCAGTAGCAATCTGTGCAGAAGCATTGATACCCTGCTGTTGTGCATACTGTTCCATAGCGGCCTGCTGTTCTGCCTGAAGTTCCTCAGGGGTCTTCACAAGACCAGTAGCGTCAATGTGAGCCGCCGCAAAGATTCTAGTAGCTAAGTTACCTACGTTAAGAGCCTGCAGGAATTCAGGGAACTGTTGCATAATCTGCAATGCCTGAGCAAGATTGTTAAGATCCTGACCTCTACCAAGAGCGTCAACACCCGTAATAATCGTAGGTTCAATCTCAGCAATACTCTCATCAAGAACAGGGAGCAAACCCTGAGACTGCATCTGATTAAAGATACAGCCCACAAGAGGGTACTGAAGTTCCTGAGACAAGAGCGAATAAACACCACCCAAGGTGTCTTCAAGCTCACCTGCAACGTATCTAATCTCTTCTGCGGTAACTCTGTCTCTACCTGCCGCACCACTCTGAACTGCAGAATTCAAAAGGAATGCGTAAGACAAGCGAGATTCAATCTGCTGTGCCGTAGTCAACACAGTAGACATGTCCATGCTCTTATTCAACTGCATGGGAATTACGTCTTCCTGTCGCCCCCTAACGAAGGCACCATTCTCAGCCTTAGCCAAGGCTCTAATGTTCGTCTGACAAGCAGGAGAAACCAAATAGAGAACCTTGGATGCAACCATAGACATCTCTACAATTGCCTTAGAGAGGTTCTCAAGAGAGATCAAGTCACCCAAATAGTCCTCAACGAAAGATCGGCCATAATGTTCACCATCCTTCTTAGTGAATCGCAAAGGAATCCAAGGAGTCTTACCTGCAGGGTACTGCTGTTCAGAACCTGCAATGACCTCACTTTCGATTTCCTGATAGGTTTCCCAATGATAACCTTCACCTTCAGCAACCCTGTAGATATGCGTATAGATTTCTACCTTCTCATTGAGAGACTGGTCACCAGTTTCAGGGAGTAAGGATTGAATGTTATCAGGGAGTGATCCTCTAGCTACAGTGTCCTTAGCGATAATCTGAAGTACATTGCCAATAGAATCTCGCTGTACCACATACTCTCTAAGACTATAGCATCTCATACCACCCTCAGCAGGAGGGAGGAACAAGAGAGCATTACCTGCAAGGATCAACTGCTTGATTGCTTCAAAGAGAGTAGGCCTGAGAGACTGAGACTCCATATACTTAATCATCTGCTGTTCCATAAGTGAAAGACCATATTCAATATTGTCTTTCATCTGGGTATCTCCAGATTCATTCAGCATGATGGTTGATTCAGAGTCAAGCCCAAGTCTAAAGAAGGGCTGATTCGGAGGCAGAAGAGCCAAGAGAAGCTTAGAGGCAAGATTGTTAAGACCTCTAGCACCTACGGAATTATACGGCGTAGTGTAGTTCGTGCCACCATCATCAGATTCCTTAGGGAAAAGCATAGGAATCGTGTAGGTCGCACACTTCTCTGCTCTCTGAGTATACGGATCTCGGTCGGTGGTCAGCTTATCATAGGTAACCTTAGCACCCTCAAGAGGGATGTTACCTGCAGTATGTTCAGTATTAGTTGCCATTCCAACCTTCCATTACCAGTCCTTAGACAATGTTACGACCTGCACCAGTAGCAGGGGTGTCATCCTTGGTGATCTTCAAGGCCTTCTTACCCTTGCGGTACTTAACCTTGGTAGTTTCTTCCTTCTTCTCGGCTTCACCTTCCTGATTGATCAATTCAAGTTCAGGAGCAGGGGTAGGTGCCTCAACAGCACCACCGCCAGAGCCACCACGGTAAGCACCAAAGGTAGCCACCTTAGCCAACTTCTTAAAGGCTTTCTTGATTGAGAATCCCATTTAAATTTCCTTATAAAATGTTTTGTATGAAGAATAACCTAGGTGTTTCTCATAGGTATTCTCCAACAGCTTTCTATTAGGGAGATTCGCATTAGAGAACATTACCAGTTTAAAGCCTTTATCCTTCGCAGTCTTCTCTAAGACATACACCAAGGCTCTAGCTAAACCAACACCTCGCTTAAAAGCTACAGTGCATTCTTCGTTAATAACTTGGATACTCGTAGGTGCATACCAAGGACTCCCCCAAGACACTAGGGATGCACCCACGAGTTCCATATCCTTATCATAACAACTAAGTACACAATAACCGATATTATCTTCTGAAAAGACAATCTGCTTTAGAAAATCATAGACAATATCTTTATTAGAATACTTAGAGACAAACGGAAGGGAATTAGGATTGTATTTAATCAGCTCAATTCCCTTATCAAAAATATAATCTAAGATCTTGATGTCTTCTTTACCTTTTAAGACACAAATCTTATAGACCTTACTAGAGGGGATTAGTCCCTCGTGCAGAACCAACATAGTCAATCCTTAAGGCTTTCTTTCCCTTGTTCTTTTTGCGTTCTTCAGATTCCTCAGCTCCAAGCTCAGGGGCCTCAGGCTCAAGAACAGGGTTCTCAATAGCAGGAGCATTGACCTTAATGTCAGGAGTCTTAGGCTTCTTAAAAAGAGCCCCCATAGTTAGCTATCTCCATTAATTAGTTTGTTTATTATAATGATCTTCAAGATAAGAGATAACCTGTTGGATACCCATAAGGAGATTACGGTCATCAGAGTACCAAATCATCTTACGGATATCGAAGTCCTTCTGGATTCTCTCAATGAGCTCCTTAGGAATGTACGGGAAATCTTCATCAATATCAACCACGTTATTCTTGTCTTCCATAGTTGTGTGTTCCTTAGTCTACTAGGGGATACTAATTAAAATTTGTCTTGCTGTATTAGGAGTACATTTTTGGATTGTGCAGGGGAGGAATCTCACCTTCAGTGAACCCATTGAAGTCCTCCTTGTGGAGAATCCTAGCCATCGTACACTGCAGGATTGCATCATCCTCAGTAAGCCCCTGCTTCTCATAAGCCTTGACTACAGCTTCCCAATAGGATTCTACAGGAGTAGCGTCAAGGAGCCTCTTAGCCTTTACAGGGCCATACGTAGGACATCCCTTATAGCCATCCGTAGTATCACCAATGAGAGTCTGATACATGAGCCAATACTTTGATTCGTCCTCAGTAATGTCTTTAAATTCACCCCTACCAAAATCAAAGAATTTAGATGGAATAGTCTTAAAATCCTTATCCATAGACACAATAATAGCGTCATTATATGTAGTGGCATAAATACCAATTACATCATCAGCCTCAAGATATTTAATAGGTTTAATTACGATATATTCAGGGTTATTATAAACCCATTCAATCAAGGCTTTATAACAGGTGGGCTTTCGGGAATTCCTTCGATTACTCTTATATTCAGGAAGATAATGCTTTCTAAAATTATCCTCATCAGAGAAGAAAAACATCATATCTGAAATAGAATAATCTTCAAGAGTTGTTTCCTTTAAGGCAAACAAAATGTTATCCAAAAGATTCCTAAACTGCTCAACGGCATCCTCAAGGTAAGCATGACAAGTCCAAAGACCATCACCCCAGTCGATGTCCTTTTGGACACTAGAGGATGCCTTATAGGCAAGGATATCGCCGTCAATCAATAGCTTGGCCATAGTAGATATCCTTATGGTAGTTATAGAGCTCAAGACCTTCAGTAGTCAGGTGCCACTTGTTGGTAGGCTTACCAAAGCAGAAGCACGTAATGTGACCCCGGGATGCCGCCTCAGCTACAAGCTTAGCTTTGTATCGACAGAAGTCAGACTGAAGCTTAGGGGTATGAGCGTCAATATACCCAAGGAACATAAGATACTTGTGCATTATTCGTAGTCCTCCTCAGACTCATTCCATTCATAATCAGTTTCAAGCTCAACATTGACATCCCTAAGGGACTCAACAATAGCCTCCTCGGTAGTGATGTCATAAAGCTCACGGACTCCCTTAGGGGTCTCAAGACGGGCATTAAGGTAATCCCCATCTTCATCATGGTCATACCAGAAAATGATTTTGATCTTCTTATTAGTGACAGTCATACCAGTTATCTCCAATTTTACCTTCAGTATCCAACTGACAATTAAACTTAAAGAACTCCTGAGTCTGTCTCATAGACTCCTGAGCAATTCGCACACAGTCTTCTGCAATCTCTTTTGTTCTGCAGGCAACCTGTACTTCATCCATACCGTTTCCCATATTACTACGGGTGTCGGACTATCTCTTTACAGCCTATTGGCATTAGCTGTAGTAGGCATTTCGAGACTAGGGGAATCTCACCCCTAGCCCCTACGGTTTACACCTAGTCTCTACACTTCCATTCTCTAATCCACCTGCAAGCAGATGAAAACGAGACACCAAATACCTCACCTAGCTTAGTCCCAGTACACTTACGTCTTTCCCAATACTCCTTAGCTTCGTCCTTTCTATAAGCGTATCTAGTGGAGTTGTGCTCAACTTTATGTTCTGAGATCTTTACCAGTTCAAGATGATTAATATTACAGCAGGCACGGTTGTGACACTTATGATGTATTTCATAGCCTTCAGGGATCTCACCGTTAGCTTCTTCCCAGACAAGTCTATGAGCCATAATGAGAGGCTTTCTACCAGTGCCTTCATACCTGTGGTCTCTAATCCTTAGATAACCATCTTGATTAAGTCTATGTGATGTGGAGACTATGCAACCGTTTTGATCTTGAATCCAGACAAAAGGTTCACCACGCATAGTTCCTCCAATGTTTAGCTCGGGATTGCCCCAGAGGGGTTTCCCCGAATTAACCTGCTTTAACGTGCACAATGAAGTTTATGCACCCATGCCATCATGGCAAAGTCTCCGTCCCAACCATGCTTGTATCCTGCTTTACGCATGTTCTCCTCAACAAGACAAACCCACTTCTTGCAGATAAGAGCACCTGCAGACTGCAGGATAGTGTTCAGAGCCGAGTGAGGGCTTCGCACATAAACAAGGCGGCGATCAAGCCCAAGAATATGATGAGAAATATTAAGAGTAGGGCAATCAGGGTGGACACGCTTCTTCCATTTTACTTTTTGAGTGTTACCAATCCATTCAGAGGACTCAACAAGAGCCTTATCAATGGAACTACAGAGCTTCTTGTATGCAGGGACGGCCTTAAAGAATCTTTCCTTAAGGGCTTTACCATCCTTAGCAGTACCATTAATGACAGCTCCAAGCTTACCGTCACCACCACCATAGAGCATGCAGTAGATCATGGTCTTCGCTTGGTCTCTCGTAGGAAGTCCTGCCATCTTCTGATTATGGGTGTGAATGTCACCCTCAAGGATTTCCTTTATATAAGCACCGTTGTCAAAAGGAAACAGGAAAGACCCAAAGCACCGAAGTTCCAAACCAGAAGCGTCGATACCTGCCTCAAACCAGCCTTTAGGTACTGTGAACAGAGACCTACACTCCTTACCATATGGAGACCTTCCTGCAGGTACCTGTGCAACATTAGGATATGAATGTGTTGCACGACCAGTAACAGCACCATTAGGATTAACAGAACCGTGAATACGGTAGTATCCATCTTCATCTTCCTTCATAAGCTTAAGCCAAGCATTGTCACCCTCAGCAAGCTGTGCAATACGCTTGTTAATCAACAGGTACTCAAGGATCTTAGGTGTCAGAGGGATACCCATAGCAGACTGCAGGGTGTCTTCATCAACCTTAGGAGCACCCGTAGGTGTAACCTCAGTAGGCTCCCAACCTCTTTCCATAAGAACCTTAGCGATATGGCTACGGGAATTAGGGTTAAAGGTAACCTCCTCATACTGAGGATAAGAAACACCTGCCTTAATGCCCTTCTTAGCGTTATCTCGCTTGTAGATCTTGTCTCCCTTGTAGACAGTCCAAGAGCCTACCTCAGAGACAAGGCTCTCATAGATCTCCTGTCTCTTTGCAGAGAGTTCAGCATAGAGCTTTACTGCCGCATCTTTATCAAAGACAAACCCATTACGTTCCTGCTTAGCCATAACCCAAGCAATGTCATGCTCAAGCTGAATGGCCTTCAAAGGGTAACCCTTAGCCATCAGCTTCTGGAACAACTTAAGGGTAACCACAACGTCCTGCTTGTTGTACTCATACATCTCAGGAGTGAACTTGTCCCATGCGTCCTCTTGTTCACCGTAGGTGCCCTTAAGCTCACCCATGCGGTAACCATAAGCCTTCAAGCTATGGGAACCATAGAGAGCCTTAGGGAGCTTGCCAGAGCGCATAAGACCAACGTCAGTGTCCTTGATATTCGAGTAGATCAAACGAGCAAGTACAAGAGTGTCAATACAGACATCTCGAACATCAAATGCAAACCTCTCCCCCTTGAGCTTCTTAAGAGCAGGGATGTCGAATTTGCAGATATTGTGACCAACGATGCTGTACCCACTAGTACCATACTTATTCAGGGCATCGAAGAACTCATCAAGATTAGTGTAACCAGTGTACAAATCAGTATAGGAATCGTACAACCAACCACACCAAAACCTCTTGGTCGTATCAAGCAACCCGTCAGTTTCAATATCGAACACAATAAATTTGTCTTTAATTGTCAGCATTTTCTATTCCTTAAATAGCTTTGCTAGAAGTCAGATTCTTCATCCTCAAAGGGACACTCAGGGTCAGCCTCATAGTCAGAGAGCCTGCCAGTATCTTGGTCATAGTAAAGGTATCCACTTATGCCCGTAAGACCACAGAAACGATTCTTCAATACTCTAATGGTCAACACATTAGGATTGTCACCCTGTTGGTTCCTCTCAAGGCCGATCACCATATCAGAGAGCTGTGCAATAGCCCCAGACCCTCTAAGTTGACTAAGAGAAACCTGTGCACCCTCTTCATGTCCCTTCTTCTCAGGACGCTTAAGGTGAGACACTACGAACATGGTAGCACCTGTCTCTTCCACAAGAGAACGAAGGTTTGTCATAAGCTTGTCAATGGCTTTACGTTCACCACCATCCTCATCAGTGTCCATACCAGAGACCACAATGGAGATATGGTCAAGGAAGATACGCTTGCACCCTAGGGACACAATCATGAACCTAAGCTTACTAAGCAGATTACCTGAATCAAGTGAGCCAAAATGGTCGTATAGGAAGAATTTTCCATTGCCAATTGTTTCGTTAAAAGCTTTGCCTCGTTCACTTTCATCTGCACACTCAGGGTTGAGTATGAGTCGCTTATTGAGGTGAATTGACATGAGCTCCATCCCAGTTTTTCGAGTAGACTCTTCAAGAGCAACAATTCCGCAAAGTTCTCCACGCTGAACACCAAAGTAGTATTCGAGTTCTCTGAGGATTGTGGATTTACCCATACCACTACCACTTGTGAAGACATACAATTCGCCATGTCTAGCTCCTTTAGTTTTCTCTTGAAGTGCCTTCCAAGGGTACTCCACAGAATCCTTAAGATCATCAATGTCAGTTACACATTTCTCGTACAAGTCCGTACCTGCAACAATCCCATCAGGTCTGTAAGGCTTGGCATTCCAAATAGCCTGAATAACATCACTGCCTTTACCCTCAAGTAGGCACTCATTGGGGTCTTTCAAAGGAAGGTTAGCAATGAACGCCTTACCTGCAGGCAATACCTTGGCACACTCTTCACAAGCCTTACGACCAGGTTCATCCATGTCAAACATGAGAACCACTTCTTCAAATTTGTCAAGGTACTCAAGGTTATCTTCAATAGCCTTCTTAGCCGCTTGAGCCCCATTAGGAATGCTCACAACAGGCCACTTGTTAGATTGAAGCTGACTCACAGTAAGACAGTCAATCTCGCCCTCGGTGATCACAATTTTCTTACCTGAAGACCACAACTGAGAACCAAAGAGTCGATTAGAGATCTTACCAAGGACTGCAAAGGTCTTATCAGGAAACCTAAGTTTCTGACCTACGATGTTACCGCTGTCATCATAGTAGTTGGCTACTTGACAGGGAGTTCCCTTGTAGTCACCCACCATGTATTTGAACTTAGTACAGGTGTCCTGATTGATCTTCCTTGCAGAAAGATAAGACACATCAAGATTATCAAGAGGAATACATTCCTTACACATAGCACTCTCCTTTTTATGGATTACTTCCCCATCAGCTCTAAAATACGAATTACAAGAATAACAATAACGATGGCCATCGCTAAAGACTCCACAGGCGTCAGAGGAGCCACACTTAGGACAAGATTCATGATAAAGAAATGTACTCTCTTGATAAACTTTCATTTTACAACAGGTAGTTTTCTACGAGATACCGAAGGCTCTTCCAACCGTTCAGATTAGCATACTTGCGGTAATCAGGATCTTGAATGCAAGCATGCTCCATAGGAGACAAATGCCTGCCCTCATAGAGGCGATCGTACAGCTTCATATCCTTCTCAAGGTCAGGATTAGAACCATCATGATTATTATAGCTCACTCGGGCACATCGTGCGGCAGAGATCTTCATAAGCTGACGGTAGTTATCCTTACCAATCTCCTTAATATCCTCATCAGTGATGTACGGAAGGGACACGATAGTATGCACCTTATCTGCACCCATGCGAGCAAAGATATCAGGGCAGTCCTTACGAGGAATGCTAACCTCAAGAACACCTACTTCCTTGTTACGGTAACGATCCATCTCATCATAGATGACTCTTGCAAGCTGTCGGATTTCAGGCTGTGCATCAGGTGCAAGCCTAAGGGCAAAGAAGTTGTACCACTCAGTGGCAGTAACGATCACCTTAATGAACTGGAAGGGTTCAAGAATGCGATTGACGTGTTGCTTATGGATACCCATGCGTTCCATCATCTCAGCAGTCTTGCAGGCATTCTCTGCGGCTTCACCCCAAAGAGCATAGAATTCAGTAGCAGTGACTACATCGGCCTCTGTCTCACCCACCATGCCCTTCTTATTCATGAAAACCTTAGGAGGAATCACAGGATTATTTCGCACCTGTTCAATCATACGCTTCACAGGGATCGCACGAGAGCTACTAGCATTACGTGAGAAGACACGATGCGTCATAAACTCACTATGAATATATCGAGGATAAGTCAACTCGAAAGTCCACAGGTTTTCATAATGGACAAGACACTTAGCAGTACAAATATTCATTCTTCATCGTCCTCATCGTCCTCATCGTCGTCATCTTCCTCGTCTTCTTCATCAAGAGATTCAAGATACTCCTGATATTCGTCTTCCCAACGGGATTCCCAATCAGATTCCATTCGATCAAGTTCCTTTTGAGTCTGCATATAAGCCTCTTAAAATAAAAGTTGGTACCCTAGAAGGGAATCGAACCCTCACGAGTCTTTCTTCTCCACTGATTTTAAGTCAGTTGTGTATACCATTTCACCACTAGGGTATATTGGCGGAAGTAGTAGGATTCGAACCTACGAGCCATCTACGACTGACGGTTTTCAAGACCGTTGCATTAAGCCACTCTGCCATACTTCCTAAATTGGCCTCTCCTACAGGACTCGAACCTGTGACTTACAGCTTAGAAGGCTGTTATTCTATCCACTGAATTAAGGAGAGAAATTCTTGTGTAAGTTAATTATTGCTTCAAGTCGTCTATTGGTGTCTCTGAGTACTTTGACACCTTCTCCATGTAGCTCTGCACCTTCTGACAATAGTTGTCTACATTGGACGACTGACTCTGCAGTAACTCTGTCGGTATGTTGCATGATGGCTTTGTTTCCACTGTTGATGTTGTACTGCAACCTACTAATCCGCTTATCAAGAGCAGATTGCACAGCATCAGTGGTAGCCATGTCTTTAAGAAGTAAATTAATCGTTGCATCTTTTCCTTTGGTTACCTCATCAAGCTTTGCAATGTACTCTTGTTGGGTTGATACTAGGATCTCCTTATACTTGTTCTCTTTATAGGAAGATCCTAGGTACAAACCAACAAAGAATGCAACACCAATGATAATGGCTTTAACGTATCTAAGCATGTTGCTTCTCTCTACTAGCGTACACTAATAGCCTACATAGACGAGATCGCCCTCTTGTACGTCATCAATGCAACCATTGTATTCCTCAAAGTCTACCTTAGATAGACCTGCCTTCTCTAGAAAGGTTTCTTTCTTAGAAAATTTAAGGAACTTAGCACCCTTACCGTACCACGACTTAACATCAAAACAGGGACAGTCCTTACGGACTCCCTCAAAATCTCGATGACCACATACAGTGACCTCATCGTTATAGACTCCTCTCAGGTAATCAATAAGAACTCTAAGGGACTCCTTCTGTTCCTTAGTGAAATTGTCAGCGGACTTGCCGTTACGATCAATGCCACCGATCAGGCAGATACCTACGGAATCGCTATTGTGCCCTTTGACATGTGAACCAACGGCATTCAGGGATCTACCCTCCTGAATAGTACCATCGGTCTTAATGACGAAGTGATAGCCAATACCGAGCCATCCTTGCTGTCGGTGCATCTGATCAATCGTCTTCCAATCATAGGAATCTTTGGGTTGTGTAGCAGAGCAGTGAACAACAATGAATTTAGTTTCAGGTCTTGACTTGTAATTGATGAAACTCTTGTGAGTCTCAATGTAAGGTTTCTTATAGTTAACGGTCATTTTTACTCTTCTTCTTATCAAACAAGACACCCCTAGGGATTTTCTTTACTGGCTCATTAAGCCAGTCCTCAGGGATCTTTTTGTCTGCATAGGGGATCTTATTCTTGTCACAGAATGATGCGTAGGTAGTCTTAGATCCCTTGTAGATAGGAGTAGCTGACCTACTAAAGACAAAACGAATGTCTAGGTTAGGATGTTGCTCTTTAATGAGCAGGTGTTTCTTTCTGTCCTCTGCGTCCCATACTCCCTTGGTCTCTACAATGATGCCGTTAGGAAGTACGAAATCAGGGGTGTACTTGTGTTTTCTTTCGGGTACTACATATTCAAGATAATATTGCTCGTAGTTAGGTTCAATTGAAAAGGTCTTGAGAAGATCGCTATTTACCTCCTCAAGACCTGACCTGTAAGTACCCGTATTATGCCGCCTCTTGTAGCTGTAGGCGGCCTTGCGGGTTGTCATGTTGGTTATTCTTCCTTAGTCTCTGCAGGGATAAACATGAGACGCACAAAGGCTTTAAGTGGGGACTCATGACAACGAGAGCAAAAGACATAGCCGTCATCGTTGATGTCAAGATACCCAACACGGTAAGCACGATGACTGCCCGTAAAGTTATCCTTGTATCCCATGTTGTCTGCACTTTCTTCACAAACCATAACATCATAGGTGTCCTCAAGGGCGTCCTCAATATCGTACTCCCCGTTGATGATGTCTTTGACATCGTACCAGACACCCGTAGTGATCTTCTTGAGTTCCTTGGGGAACTCTTCTTCTTCAAGATCCTCACTATAGACTTGGAACTTGTAGGAGTTCAGGATACTGAACAGCTTATTCATATCAGGATCCTTGAAAACAACATCCATACGAGAGAGTTCAACAATCATGCGAACAGGGACAGGAATAAGGACACCGTTATTTACTCTTTCCGCAATAACCTCATTGACCCTGAGGTTAATCATGTCGATAGTGATACCACAAAGCATGTCGAACTTTTCAGAAATAGCCTTTTCAGTAAGCTTGTACTTGGTCATTTTTATGTTCCTTAATTAGGGATTAGAAGTCAGACGGGTTTTCATCGTCCTCAAGTTCCTCCCACGGTTCCTTAGCGGGAGCCTCATAGCCTTCCCCCTCATCGCTGAAGCCATAGGATTCTGCAGTACCACCTCCAGAGAATTCATTGAGCTGAATCACCTGAACAGCCACAGGGCGAAGCGAGAGGCCGCAAGTCTTGGTAGTAGGGAGGTAGTACGGTCGAACAGAGAAGTTAACCTTGATGACAGAGTCACGGCCAATATTAGCCGCTTCCATGGGCTTACCACGGGAGTCAAACTGAGGGAGCTTGATGTTGATCTTTTCACCGTTCTTCTTGGTGATCTTGGCCTTCTGCTTGAACTTAAGAACAATGCGTCCTTCTTCGTCGTTCTCGTAGATGTCAGACATAACAACCTTGCGTCCCTTGGCAACAGCCTTAGCAACTTCCTCATCGTTATCGTAAAAGTCTTCGAGCATCTGCTGAAGCTTTGCGATGAGCTTGCCAGTAGCTTCGTTGTCATCCATTGCAAGATTGACCTTGTAGTCACCGTCAGGGTTGAACTTGGTGTCAGGATCCTTAAGGTAAGGATACTGTGCATAGCCCTTGGGAGTGGTGAGTCGAATATCGTTCATAGTGTGTGTTTCCTTTGAGTGTGTACTTGAGAGGTTCCTGTTCTCTTCTGCTAGTGAACTAGCTTCTCTCTACTAGCGTACACAATTGATTTTGTTAGCTTAGATATGAAAGTAGAGAGGAGAACCCTAGGCTCTTCTCTCTACTAGCGTACATTAATGGGTTTCAGTTAAAGTCTAGCTAAAGGCGTACATGGACTCTTTAGCACATTCAAGGTCAAGGTCACCCTTGGTCGGTACTTCGGGGAGATCCTTGAGCATCTTCGGAGACAGCAAGTTGCAAATATGATCGTGAAGATCCTGCAATACATCGTTCTCCGTGTAGGTACTTACAAAGACTTCTCGAACAGTGGTAAACATGACGGAGCCATGACCTGCGGGAACACCGTAGGAGTCATGAATCATAGCGAAGGCATTGACACCCTTGTCGACACAAGCACAGACAGTAAGCATCAAGTGCGAGGCATCCATGCTGTGAACAAAGTTAGGGGCAATACCCTGCTTCTGCTTGCGACTATCAATCTCCCCAGTAGGTTCCATCAGATTAGGACGGAAGAATGCACCTTCATGAACATCCTCAGATTCGCCAGAGGTTGTGTCAAAAATCTTGATAGACCCAGAGAGGACAGACTTGAGACGCTTGATCTTCGTCTTGGGGTACTTCTGCTTTACGGGGAAGCCTGCAGGGGTAATCCAAGTAGTAGGAAGATTTTTACCTTCAATGTTCTTGTCCTTTGCGAGAAGACCTGAGGCAGTCTGAAGCCATTCCATGGCCTCCACAGCCTTGACCACGACACCCTTAAGAGAATCCCAGATAAGCCCTGCCATGTAGCGGGCAGACTGAGACGGCTTAGAGAAAGACAGGGGATTGTGAGCCAATGCAGGATAGACAGTATCTTCAAGGATTTGGTCTGCAAACCCGAACTTACTGGCGCCATAGCAGAGAGTCATCGTAGGACGCTTGGTGACACTACGAGAAATCCCATGGTCAAGCCATTCCTTCGCAAGGCTCTTAGTGCCCTTCTTGAGATAGCTAGAGCCATCCTCAAGGGTTTCCATAGTGTCCCCGGTACCTTCCTGCATGTCTCGCTTAAGGAGCTCCTTAACCTTCTCCGCAACGATGCCGTAAATGTCATGTACGTGATCATCAGGCTTGAGGTTGACGGCTTCCCCACCGACAGAGTCGCGAAGCATAGCAGAGAAGTGTTGCAAGCCAGAGCAGGAGCCGTCAAAGGCTACAGCGAGCCTAGACTTGAAGGATTCCCCAATTTTGAGGTACTCGTTCCACTCGAAACAGAATGCAAGGAATTCCCAAGGGCTATCCGCCTCAGTCCATTGCAGATTATCCAGAGGTTTCTCTGCAATGCTCACAATCATGTCGGAGTTGGTATATACCCACGCAATACGCTCCTCAAAGGGCTTTTTATCAAGACCCCACATGTTGGCACCCTGAAAAGCAAGCCACGTATGACCATCCTTCCCCAGTTCAACACCTTCGGAGAACTCAAGCATTGACTTCATAAAGTCGTTTCCTTGGGGGTGAATCAGGGTCACAGGATAGATCCTGCCACGGAAATCAAGATTATGCGGGAAATAAATTGCTTCATCATCCTTGAAGTCGTTGGCAAGCTTGAGGATGCAGTTAACAAGGATACGCTTGGCCTTCCTCTTGTTATCCTCTTGGTAGTAGTGGGTCATAGCTTGCCTCCATTCACGCTGTACATCGTCGTTGATGTCTGCTTCGATAGGACGTACAGGAGGCTCTGCAGGATTAGCTGTAGGCATTTCTAGAGCATCAGGGATGTGTTCCCAAGAGCACACGGCGTTGGCTACTTCAAGCACCTTAGCATTGATGTGCCATGCCGTATTCTGAATAGCATTTACAGCCTTGTAAACATTCGGCATGTCAACATCAGAGTACAAAGCATCACAGTCCTTAGCAGACATACGGACAAGCTGTAAGGGTTTCTTGAGGTTGATGTAGTAACCACCATCAAACGGATTAGTCCAGGGCTTCGGAGGGATAACCATGGGGCGGTGTTCCATCATGAGATCTGCGAGGTAGGTGTCTTGATGTTCAATGTACGTAGCAATCTCATCGTCAAGTTCAACGGAATACTGAATGTTCCCGTTAACGAAGTTTTTGATGATATGAATGAGCTTAGTATGGACTGCGAACAGTTCAACCATTTTCATACCGACAATACATTTCTCAGTGCTACCCCACTTGTCCCACAGCTTGAGCCTGCCTTCCTCTGCCAAATACTTCTCCTTCTGAATGGCGTATCTCTTTTTAAACTGAAAGGCAATACGCTTGTCCATACCTACCTTAAACGATTGGACTTCCCTAGGGGACATAGAGGAAAGGACAGCGTTAAACCTTACTTCGTCCTCAATGGCTTCGCCTACTTTCATCGAAAGATGGGTAAGGCCGACACGAGACATGGAATTAGACAGGATAGTTTTAGACACGATAAAGGCAATTTCATCTGCCTTCAGGGTGTTGATAAGAGTAGCCGCAGTATGCTTTCTGCCACTCTTGCCATTATTGACTTTATCGAACCAGTCCTGCAAGCCCTTAGCCATAGCTGGAATAGATTCAGACAAAAGAATTTTAGCAGTACCGATGTTGGTAAGGTTATTGTCTGCAATGGCCTTATTTCTCTTAGACATGAAAGCGTTAAATGCGTTGTCTTTGCTTTCAAGTTCTAAGGCTACTTCGCGATCTACCCTATGTTTCCCATAGGTAAGACACAAGTCATCATAGTAGTTCTCATCAATAGAGAACTTATCCATGTTTTCATAGTAAGACATAGGGGATACCTTTAGTAAGTCTTTAGTAAGTCTTTATAAGGTTATATAAAGATAATTATTATAGGTGTTAATGTAAGAGTACCTAGGTTAACACTGTTGGTTAACCTTAGGTATCTCTCTGCTCTCTCTACTAGCGTACACTAATTGGGAGCTCTTTAAGGGTACACTAAGCGTTAGTCTATCTTATTTGATCTTTCCACCCTGTTGGTAGTTGTGGAGCCACTGAGAATAGACATGAAATTTGGTTTTGTCTTTCTCCGCAGATTCGCCTGCTTTTCTGCCTGCCCTAAAAGCATACTTTATTGCATTTCCCTTTAGGAATCCTTTGAACTCCTCAGTCGTTAGAATAGATTGCATGAGTTCAATAGGTTCCACCGCACCATGATAATGCACGGCCTCCTCAGGAGAGCCTGCGATAGCCTTTGTGTCTTCAATATCCTTAATTTCTTCCATTTCGTAGCCTTTTAGTAATAGATTCCCATAAGTTTGCAAATAAAGACAAACATGGGGAAAATTCCAAGAATGATTGCAATTCCAACGAATACAATCAGGTATTCTTTAAGATTAAGCATTCTCAATCCCCTTAATGTGGTTATTCCACATTGACAACACCGCATTCATAACGGAGCCGTGCATTGAAGCATTTCCGATGAGTTCCATAGAGCCCCCTTTCTTGAACTTATACAGCTTGCCCTCTACACTCTCACCGCCTGAATATTTACCGGTGAAAGTGTAGATAGACTCGCAGTCCGTAAAGGTGACTACATATGCCCCATCTTTCCAACGATAGAAAAGAATAGAGGCTATGTCAGAGCGTTCGATGATGGTGGTGGCGCGAATATACATGATGTCTCCTGTGGACGCCCCTAGGGCGTTCTATGGCTTTCCTAGGGGCAGTCATTTAGTTGTTTGTCGTGGTTGCTAGCGATAAAGACACAAGATTTTGGGCAGGTGCTACGAGAGCTGTAAGACTGCATGATATCGCCCGTTTTCTTGTTGGAACTTGTGGGCAGAAAGATCATTTTCATGATGGGGATTCCTTTCATTGGGGTTATTAGGCCAGCCAGATACGGACACATTCGGCATAGGTGCCCGTGATCTCGTCTTTACAGAAGACAGGGTTAATCGTCCCGTCTTCTTCGTCGACGATGATAGATCGTCCGTCAACGACCGTTTCATCAAACTGGGAGACAAGAGACGCCTCCCCACAACTATCGGGATCCTCCGGATCAAGGATGCCAGTGTAGTCCCCATTGATGAGGGCGGGAAGGCTCCACTCTGCCACCATGTACGACGGACATGCGTCCAACAGCTTGCGAATCTTCTCATTCATCTTCAATACTCCATAGCTGATTTACAGGGGATTCATCAGGAGAGGCCGAAGCCTCTCCCTTAGGACTCGTTAGAGATTGTACCACACAATCCCGAGGGTTGCAAGAGTGATGAGGACATTAACCATCACCATGCCTCCCACCGTCTTGAGAGTGTCCAGAAGATCGGTGCTAGTGTTACTAGCGGTGTCGTCCTTTTCAGGATCAATAGCGGGGGCCTCGACCTTAGCAGGAGCATAGCGGTGCTGTGCGACATCCTGCTCGACCGTCGTGAACTCGTTGAGCATCTCGACGAGCTCCTTGTGGATAACGGAGGAGGAGAAGTGCTCTACACGTCCACCGTTAGCACTGCGTGCGGTGATGGACTGGAGGTGCCCGTACATGAACTCCGCAAGGAAGTAGCGGGAAACCTGGTGGTTACGACGACGGTCAGTGTATTCATAGGTGACCTGAACACGACCGTTACCACGATCATGGAAGCGGAATTTACGGGCGGTATTGCCAGAGGGCAGGGTAACGATATTGTCAAAACGCATCATCATGATTTATATCCTTAAGACTGAGTGGATCGTTTCGTTTGATTGTCGAACCATGACCTGAACTATAAAGCACCCCTAGCCACCTGTCAAGCCCTCAAGTGAAAAATACCGTAAACATGGTATCCCCTATCCCTAGCATTCTTTATATAGGCAGGGAGCGACACAACACAGCATCGCCACAGGGTACTCAACAGGAGAAACAATATGACACCACAGGACAACCCATAGCTACAGATAGATGCAAATGAGAATCATTCTCATGTGTCCCCTAATGTGCAACCAACAGCACCCATTATAAGATAGTGATTCTCATCCTCAGCCACCCCTTTGTGGTACCACAAGGTAAATGAGAGGCATTCTCAATAACAGCTCCACTTCGGAGACCCTTTAGATAACAAAAGGAAAAAAGAATCAGATGCCATCAAAAAGAGATTGCGGGAGTCACACAGGTGCCCCCACGGGGGTAACGCGGGCGATCTTTCATTAATGTGACGGTTCATAAATTTTCTCCATTTTTTCAATCGGTACCCCCTTAGTTATCCACAGGACACCACAGCTAGCTAAGGCTAGCACAGGACACCACAGCTAGCTAAGACTAGCACAGGTTATCCACAGCTAGCTATGATAGCACAGCTTTATCCACAGGTACTCGAAAAAAAAGCCCCAGACAATCCAACGAGGGAGAGTCTAGGGCTAGTTATGGTACACCAATCGGTACACACTATGGAAAACTAAAGAGAACTCACAAGAGTTCTGAGGACAGCATCAATCATACTTAAGTCACCATTCATCAATGACATAATGAATAGGACTATGATGATGATGATCTTGATGGTAGTAAATACCTTGTTCTTAGTCCAATTCATCTGTTCTTATTGTTGTTATACTTGTTAATGATGTTAATAATACTCATCCCCATAAGGGAACTATAGGACTCCTATAAGGGACTTTAAGTACACCTATAAGGGACTATAGTATACTGATACCTGATACCTTGATATATTGTCTTTAAGAGAGAGCTATTGCATGAGCTACATACACCTATATATAACCTTTTCTGCCCCCTACTAGGAGAGTACACTAATTAAAAAACAGGCTGTTGACCTTTAAAGGTACATTAATTACCCCAAGATTACTACTAAATATATCTGTAGGGTATTACTTAGGTATCACTTATCAGTATTTCTACTTAAGTTTGTACCCTGAAGTCTCTCTTTTGATACCTTTAGTAGTGTTTCTAGAGCCATTCTTTGTGTCTTCAGTAGTGAGGACACCGCCTACATGGTTAGTTACGAATCCATAGAAAGACTCCATAGATTCCTCTAACCACTCTTCAGTAAGTTCTTGGATGCCAGTGTCTGCATCGACACCCATGAAGTCCACAAGGTACTTAACTCCGATTGCCAGAGCATCCAGACGGTCATCATGAACAAGGGCACCCCTGTCAGTAGTGATACGAGTAAGCTGATAAAAGCAAGCATATTTGTAATCCGATTCAGGGACTGTAGAGAAGTCATTCCTGATACATTCAGGGGAGACACACATCTTGTGGTTAGAGATTACAGGCTCTAACGTATCGATGATTCTAAGCTCCTTCTGACCTGAGGATTTGACTTCAGTAATCCCACATTTATCATAGGTCTTCTTAAGTACAGGTTCAAATAGTTTGATGTACATGCCATCACCAAAGTTACCTTCGATGACTACTTCATTAACACTGTACTTCTTAGCAATTTTAGCTAGTTTGTTAAGTACCACATCGGAATATCCTCCTAATAGTCCACCCACTTCCATGACGTAGATATACCCGTTAAGGTAATACAAGACAGCATAACCTGTCTCATCACGCCCACGCCCCGACGGATCAACACACATCATCTTATAGGCATAGGGCTGAATCTCACCCGAGGCAGTATGATAGTAGAAGAATGAATCACCCTTAAGACCCATTACAGGAGCCTCACTAACAGGAACACGTTTAGAGGGGTCTGGGAGCCACGTAAGCTTCATAGGAGCCTCATCTAAGGGGAACATACCTACAAGCAAGTCACGAAGTCTCAGAGGATATTTATCAGCGTCTGAGAGGGTCGTATCAAGCATGAACTGAAGGGCAAAGCCTGCCTTTCTATAGGACAGCTCACGCTTCTGTAAGTCCTCTTCAGAGAATCTCAAGGGGTCTGTAGGTTTACCTGCCCATCTCTTGGGATTCTCATCATACTTGCTAGCAATGATAGAGGCCAATCTATCGCCATAGGAGGCTCTATGAGAGTCATCATAGGGGTACCTAGCGGGATAGATTACAGCCGTGTATCCGCGCTCCTGTAGCTCGTTATAGAGGCTCATCTCATTCTGAGGGGTGCCCAGATAGATGATCTTTTTACCTTCACCAGGCTTTAGGACAGCGTCAAGCTCTTTAACAAGCTCGAATAGCTGGTCTCTAAGAACCTGAGTAAAGGAATTACTAGGCACCTCAACGTCGTCCGCAACGATAATGTCAGCACGAGAACCCGTAAGCTGACCTTTGATACCCACAGACTTAACTGAAGGCGAATGGTCAGGTTTGGCAGGGCCAACATCAAAAAGGTTCTGAGTGTCTCTCTGACCTTCACGAGCCTTCAGGTGATCCAAGAAAGGGAGTTCATTAATGATCTTCTTAATGAAGGTAGCATTAGCATCAGCTCTTTCTTTGTTAGCTGAGACAACCATAATCTTAGTCTGAGGGTCTCTCCAAAGACACCAAACCACATATGCACAAGTAATGAATGACTTAGCTACCCCTCGGAAACCCATAAGGATCATACGATCATTAGGGGGATCTTGGAGTAGCTTTGCAATGTCTGCCTGAATAGGGGTTGGCTGTGGGAGACCGATAGCTTTCCACACAAGAGCTGTAAAGAGAGGGAAGCTAGTGAAATAGGGGACTAGTAATTTATCGGTAGATAATGGCTTATCAGTTGATGCTTGAGCCATAGTCCTCCTCAAATCTCTGCTTAGTAGCCTTCAGGAGCTTACTGAGAGCATTCTCATCACCATCACCTGCCTTAGGGATGCAGTTAATACCATTACGTTCAAGCTCCTTAATGATGGCATTGTAGAGCTGTGGGGATCTCTTCTCAGGGTTGTTAAGGTCTTCAAGCATATTGTTAAGCAACTCATTCTGCAGGTTGCCCAAAAGTTCTTCAAGATCGTTGTAATTCATTTCTTTCTCTTCTTCTCTAACCAAGGGTCTATCCAGTGTTTCTTAATCATTGTGCAAATACCTACGAAGGTATAGACAATAGTAACTATGTAGACCCAATCACTTAAGGGTAAACCTAGGAATGCCGCACTAGACACTGCTAATGATGGAGTGATTTGTGCGATATTCTCTAGGATGGTGTTCTGTTCCTCAGCCACGCTTCAGCAACTTCTCAAAGTTAGCCTTCTTAAAGTGATCACCCTTAAGGAGCTTACCATCTTCCCTATAGGTTGCACAGAAGTTACCTTCGTCATCCCACAGCTTGCTAGAATACTCCTTGATAAGCTCATTCATGCCTGCCTCAATGTCATAGCCACAGGCATTAGCATACTGAACACAAACCCAGATGAGATCACAGAGTTCCTTAAAGTCCTCATGAGTATTAGAATCCTCATCAAGGAGTTCATTGAACTCTTCACTGATGCACTTGCGATAAATAAGCTTAAGATCCGACTGGTCTCCCGAGTGGGTAATCTTGAACAAAACCTTCAGCTTCTCCTGAAGATCTCCAATAGACACACTGGTTACTCGATCCATAGTATTTTCCATAACATTTCTTCCTTTCAATAAACGGTTCAGTGATTAGCACATCTACATACTTAAGGAGTGCTAGATCTTTAATTTGTTCGTACTTTCTTCCTGTCCACAGCCAAATGGTTTTCTCAGGCATCAACTGCTTCACCAGAGCCACTATATAGCTCACTGTGGGCACGTTATAGTCCTCCAAGGGGTCACCCCCAAGGATGCTCAGTCCATCGATCCACGGGCTTCTGAGAGCCTCTAGGAGGATATCCATAGTCTTCTCAGTAAACTCTTTACCGTAGTTCTTATCCCAAGAATCCTTGTTGAAACACCCCTTGCAATGGAGAGAGCATCCAGAGACAAACAAGGATACTCTCAGTCCATCACCATTGGTTGAATCACAGGTATTCAACCCTGAATAATTCATTATCCTTTTCCTTCTAAGCAATCTGAGATAGCCTTCACAAGAAATATAATTATGAAGGCTACCAACCCACACATGAAAACATTAAGTGCTAGTAAACCTATAAGTATAGCTGAATCAATTAGGAATCCAATCATTTGCTTTGGTAGAACGTAAGCTGTCCAACAGCTCCACAGTCAAGTCTGACGGTCACGTGGCACGTACAACCTCGCTTGATATGGGGAGAGATGAACGTTCGGGACCAACACTCCGTGTAAATATCAGCAGAATCCTTCTTAGGATCCTTAACCACAACGTAAGCGATGTTGCTGTTATGGTCATTCACCCAAGCAACGAAGGATCGAATGCTCGGGAAATTGAAGGTTGCAAAGTCCACGTGTCCCTTACACGTGGTGTAGGCTTCGAATTCAGCGGTAACACCAATACGGGTAACGCTAGTGTACTTCTTAGGAATAGTCATTGTAGGGTCTTTCCTTAGTTAGTTAAAGGTTGTCTTCATTAGGGATCATAGAAGTGGTCTCCAATTTGTTGTTCATTATGCTTGAACTCTTTAAGTATATTGCGGATACCTGCGTACAGAAAAAACACGGCCATTACCGTTACGCACACAATCACAACGCAAAAACAAGCGTTCATAACAAGCGTAAGCACTTCAAACGTCACATTGATTTCCTATCTTTGATTTCTGCCATCTTGGCATCATTCATTCGGGTCTTTCCATTGACATTACTGTAACCCAAGTACCCACAAACACGAGAAATAATAGAGAGGTTGTGAGACCCACAATGAGGACAGGTGTTACCAACATTAGTGCTATGCCTGCCACAATCCTCGCAATAAGCCGCATCAAAGTTGACACCTTGGTAGAAACCCATCGACATGCCTCTCTTAACAAGGGCTTTAACTGCATTGACATTATCAGGGTTATCCACTCGTACATACTGAATGTGACCCCCATTACACTTGTGAAAAAGTTCATATTCCTTATTCTGCTTCTCAAAAGGGTTTACATCTTCACTAACATGGAGGTGAAAGGAGTTCGTGAAGTAATCTCCGAACTGATTGTCTCCTGTATATTCACGGTATTGTCTAGCTTGAGTCCCACACAGAGATTCTGCAGGAGTACCATAAAGAGCATAAAGGTAGCCATCTTCTTTCTTAAATTCCTCAATCTTTTCGTTAATAAAATCCACTACCGTGTTGGCAAACAAAGAGTCTTCCTTAAGGGTCTTACCCGTAGCAAGGATAGACAACTCATTCAAAGCAGTAATTCCAAAGGATGCAGTCATGTATTCAGTAAGACTACCAATCTCATCTTCAGGCTTCAGGTTGCCACCATAGAGGCCACCCTGAGTGAAACACATGGGGTTAGTACACGCCTTAGTATGGCGGATAGCATCATAGCGTTTCTTAAAGAACTCTCTAATGACTTCCATACGATCATTAAGGACATCAAAGAAATTCTTGTTCTCGCTCTTGGCAACCTGCCAGATCAACGGAAGGTTGAGAGACACAGCGCCAATATTGCATCTCCCAATGGTAATAGCGTTGCCTTCCTTATTGTGCCATTCAGTGAGATATGCACGACATCCCATCGGCGAGGTAATAGCTCCAGTACGCTTGTAGATGTCTGCAACCTTACCATGGTTGAGACTAAGATAATCAGGGTACATGCACTGACTAGAACACTTCACAGCAAGTTCAAAGAGCTCCTTATGATCCTCATCTTCCTTGATCTTATCTTCATCATAGAGGAAGACAAGCTTAGGAAACACCACCTGTTTATCTCCATGTCCCTTCATGCGAGTCTTAAGGATAGTCTCACCAATCATACGCATGAT